ACTCGGTGGTCAGCGCTGATGGGCTACCGAGTGACCATCGCCGGCGGCATCCCGATCGCCCACCCACGCAGCATGGAGACCGTCGCCATCGCACTGCTCGATGTCGACAAGACCGGCTGGGTCTACGTCCGAGATCAGCAGCAGCCACAGTTCGTCGCTGCGTTCGACATGCAGAGAGGAGTCATCAACGTCACCGAGCACGGTTCGACCCTGCCCGAATCTAAGTACCCGGACTGGATCAACACCGTCCGGCGAATCATCAGCTACACCCACCCCACGTTCAAGGAGAACAGCAATGCCCAAGGCCCCACAGGTCACCCTGTCGACGGATGAGTTCAAGCTCATCCCGCTCAGCCTCATCATCCCGGCTGACGACAACGTCCGAGACGACGTCGGCGATGTGTCCGATCTCGCTCACTCCATCCTGCAGAACGGACTGCAGCAGCCGTTGCGTGTCCGCCCCATCGAGGGCGGCGGCTACCAGATCGTCGCCGGTCACCGCCGGTTCGCTGCGATCTCGACGCTGACCAAGGACAAGCAGCACGAGATCCCGTGCATGGTCATCGTCGGCGAGATGCTCGACGACGCCCGTGTCGCAGCGATGCTCGTCGAGAACATGCAGCGCACCGACCTCAACCCGATCGAGGAGGCAGTCGGCTTCATGCGGCTCACCTCCCAGTTCGGGTACAAGCAGGCCGAGCTGGCCGGGCGGATCGGTCGCAGCGCGAGCTACGTCTCGGCTCGCCTGTCCCTGCTCAAGCTGCCCGACGAGGTGGTCGACCAGGTCCGCACCGGCAACCTGCCGCTCGCCATCGCCGAGTCGTTGACCAAGGTGGGCGACGACGCCGCCGTGCTCAAGCTGACCAAGCAGGGCAGCCTCGTCCCGTCCGAGTCGCAGATCAACGACGTCATCAAGGACATCAAGTTCAAGGCGGCGAAGAAGGCACTGCTCACCGCAGCCGAGACGATCGGTCTGCGCCTGTCCACCGAGCGCCCCGAGCACAACACCAAGGTGCTGCTCGAGACGAGCGATGCGAAGGAGCTCGCCGCTGCAGTCGCACTGCCGGCCAAGGCGGTCGGCTACATCAAGGCGCAGCCGTGGGACGGCAAGGTGTCGATCGACGTGCGCCGCCCGATGACGGACAAGGAGATCACCAAGCGTGACGAGCAGCAGGCTGCGTCCCGGGACAAGATCACCGAGGAGATCAAGGCACAGCGCGCCGCCGACGAGGCAGCCCGGCGTGAGTCGATGCCCGAGGAGCTCGTTGCCTGGGAGGACGAGTGCAAGCGGCTCCGTCGTGAGCACAACGAGGCGCTCGACCAGCACAAGGACAACGTCAACTCGGCGATGTCGGCGTGGTACCGGGAGGTCGACGCCAAGGCGGTCACTCGTTGGTTGATGATCGGCTACGTCACCGACGCCTGGCCGAACGCCATCCTGCGTGCGCTCGAGATCCCCGTCGACATCGACGGCAACGAGTCGGCCACCGATGCGTTGGTCGCTTTCGCTTCGGAGTCAGCGGCGAACCTCGTCGCCTGCGTCGCTGCGTCGCTCGACCTGAACGACGACACGCACCTGCCCAACGACTTCTACGACGCCCGCAACAAGTGGCTGGCCAAGCACGAGCTGCTCAATGAGCCGCAGCTGGTCCTGCCCGAGCGACCGGCACCTGCCGACGAGCCCGTCGAAGACGAGCCGGCCGCCTGATCGTGATGGGGCCGCCACTCGGGGGAGCCGGCGGCCCCACCACCATCCCGAAGGAGAACCATGTCCGATCCCCACGCACGACGCAGCGACCCGCTGTCGTCACACACCACCGTCCAGTCGCTCGCCAAGGCGGGCACCATGAAGGAGAAGATCCTCGACGCAGCGCGCACGCTCGATCCACCGTTCAACGACACCCAGTTGTGGGAGCGGGTCGAGCTCCGCACCGGCAAGCGGTGGCAGCGCAACATCGTCGCCAAGTTCCGCTCCGACATGGAGAAGGAAGGCATCTTCGAGCGGGTCGGCATGTCCGATCACCACGGTCGACAGCTCGTCGACTTCGTCCTGACCACACCATCCCAACCCTGGGTCGAACCGACCCTGTTCTGAGGAGAACAATGCCCAAGTACAGCCTGCCCATCACCCGCAAGTGGATCGACGTGTACATCGTCGAGGCCAAGTCACCGACCGATGCCGGCATCCAGGTCGGTCAGCTCATTGCCCAAGGCTCGGAGCCGGACCATCAGACCGAGGTCGGCTACAACGTCGGCTCGGCCAAGCTCGTCATCGTCGACGAGCCCACCCTTCCCGGGATCGGGCAGAACATCAATGACGCTGACGGTCAAGCGCCAACCAGCTGAGCTGCCGTGCAAGGTCAAGGACGACGACGGAGCCTGCCGGTTCTGTCGTCGTCCTGGCTGGCACTGCTCGGGCTTCGGCCCCCTACCCGATGGGCCACGGCCCGAACCAAGAGAGAAGGACTGATGCCGATCTGCGGCGAGTGCGGGAAACCGCTCGACTTCGACCACGACGATCCGACGTCGTTGCTCTGCAACGCCTGCATGGGTGAGGAGGACTGATGGGTGACATCGTTGGAGTGGACAAGATCCTGGCCGACCAGCTCGAAGCCAAGGGCTTCGGTGGCCCACCGTTGCTTGGCAACTGGGAGCCGCCGGCACCGACGTGCCAGGAGTGCGACGAGGAGATCGAGGACTTCGATCCCGACAGCCCGCAGATGTGCGCTCGCTGCCTCGAGGAGTTCGACTGTGACTGACGCACCGGAGACCAGGCCACCTGATCCGCTCGTGGTCGATGCGTTGAAGATCGAGCTGCACAACCGCATGCTCGGCCAGCACCGCTGGAAGCGCAAGCAGCACGGTGCTGACGGTGAGCTGTGGTGGGACGCCAAGAACCAGCGCTCCGTGATCTGGTCGGTGGCACTCGTCGAGGGCGTGCACTGGATGCAGTGCTCGATGGCCCGGCGCGACCACGTCCCCAGCTACGCCGAGCTGTGCGAGCTCCATCACTGGTTCCTCGATGACCGCTTCGCCGTGCAGCAGTTCGTCCCACCCGACGAGCACGTCAACATCCATCCGTTCGCCCTGCACCTGTGGGCGCGCGCCGATGGCCAACGCCTACTGCCGGACTTCGCCGGCCGAGCCGAGCAAGTGCTCGGCAGAAGGAGCATCTGATGGATCCATTCCCCGCCGAGCTCGACGAGTTCAAGCGTGACCTCGCTGCACTCATCAACCGCCACAGCCTCGACACGGCCACGCAGACACCCGACTTCATCCTCGCCGAGTTCCTGGTCGTCACGATCGCCGGCTTCGGGATCGCCATGCGCCAGACCCAGCAGTGGCTGGTCAGCTGATGCCCCGCCAGGACGTCACCCCGCTGGCCGAGCTCGAGCGCCGGCTGCCGATGGCCGGGCGGATCCGGTTGGGCGTGAAGGACAAGGGCGCGCCGAAGTCGATCGACACGTTCCGCTTCACGTCACCGTTCGAGGACGTGATCCGTCAGCTCGCCTCGCAGTACGGCGGCGACGTGAAACCGTGGAACGACCCGAAGGCCAACCCGCCGGCGCAGTGGCAGGTCATCACCAACACCAAGGAGGTGTCGGTCATCATCGTGCGCGACGGGCTGTCGTCGTGGTACGAGCAGTGGGTCGGCGGCGGGTGCGTGCGCCGCTGCGACGGTGAGCTGTGCGAGATCAACCAGCCGACCGGGCCCGACGAGGTGGAGAAGGTCCAGGTGCCGTGCATCTGCGACAAGGAGAAGCTGATGGCCTGTCAGCCCCACACCCGCCTGACCGTGCTGTTGCCCGACGTCGCCTTCCGTGGTGCCTGGCTGCTGCAGACCAAGGGCTACAACGCAGCGTTCGAGCTGCCCGGCATGGTCGACATGATCCAGTACCTGTCGAACCAGAACAAGACGGTGCACGCCACGCTGTCCGTCGAGCGCCGCACCCAAGCCACGCCCGGCCGGCGCAAGCGCAGCTTCGTCGTGCCTCGCATCTCGATCCTGAACACACCGACCGAGCTGGCTGCGCTCGGTGGCACCACCACACAGGTCGCCATCGGCGCCGGCACCGTGGACGCCCTCATCGTCGGTGAGTCACAGCAGATGGTGGACGACGACATCATCGAGGCCGAGATCGTGCCCGACCATCCGGTGCTCGATCGACTGCGTGACGATGCTCGCAACTTCGGACTGGATCCAGCGCGCTACGTCAACGCCGTCAGCAAGCAGACCAACGCCGACTTCGAGCGGATGGAGATCTGCTCGGCCAAGGTCCGCGCCGAGCAGCTGATCCCGCTCGGCTTCAACCCCGATGGCTCGGTGCAGTGGGGGAAGCCAGCATGAGTCGTGAGATGTGGTGGTGCATCCATGTCGACGAGCTCCGCATCATGCTCGCCGAGGTGGCCGCCGGCGCCCATCCCGACACGGTGCTCCTCGAGCACTACGCCAATGCCGAACACGAACCGATCGAAGGAGACCCCACATGATCGACCACCGCCAGCAAGCACGTCTCGATTCCCTGCGCGCCGAGTGGCGCGAGAGCACCGACGCATCCCGGGAGTTCGCACACCTGGCCGACGTGGCCGCACGGTCACGTCAGTTCTCCGTCGAGGCCAACGCCCGTGCAGTGCAGCTGCTCGAGGCGTTGGAGCGTGTCGCTCACGAGAAGGCGGACAAGACCAAGGCCGAGCTCAAGGCCGCCGAGGGATGGCAGTCCGTGCGATGACCGACCTTCCTGACAAGCAGGCGGCCGTCGACGAAGCACTGCTGCAGGCAGCCGAGGCGGGCCTACTCATGGAGCGGGTAGGCAAACCACTGCGCCCATACGAGCAGGACTTTCTCGATCAGGTGTTCCTCCGTGCGGCGAAGGAGCAGTCGTGAGGGTGCTCGTCGTGCTCGTCGCTGCGCTGCTGGCCATGAGCACACCCACCTACGCCGACGTGAACCTCGGTGACACCGGTCAGGATGTCACCGAGGTCCAGTACCAGCTACGCGCGCTTGGCTACACGCTGGCCGTCGACGGACACTTCGGCCCGCAGACCGATCGTGCGGTTCGCCGGTGGCAGAAGTCAAACGGTCTGGCCGTCGACGGGATCGTCGGGCCCGCCACCACCGCCTCACTTGCTCGAGCTGTCCGCCTTCAACAGCCGAGCGCGCCGACGCTTGAACCGACAGGCGTGCTTGGACTGCCGTTCGCACCGGAAGGGCTGAGTGCCTGCGACGAAGCTCGCTTCTACCGGGAACAGTTCGGGCTGCCCCCAGCATTCGACGGCCTGGTCAATCGTGAGAGCAAGTGCCTGAACACAGTCACATCCCGAACGGGGTGCTGCGTCGGGTACCTGCAGATCCACTACATCGTGTTCAGCGACCACCGAATGGGGGCACTCGCTGAGATCTGCGGCGCAACATGGCAGAACATCAAGGGGAACGATCCCCTGTCGAAGCAGCGCAACATGTGCGCTGCCAAGCAGCTGTTCGATGTAGTCCGATACCAACCGTGGAGTCTCTGACATGGCCTATGACACCTCCCCAGTGCCAATCCATACCCCAGATGGCATCGTTATGCACAGGTTATTCACAGATCTATGGCTGCCGAGGATGGGTCTCGACTGGCTCAACGAGAACGTCGAGCGGTCCTGGCCACTGCAGTACCGGATCCGCAAGGAGTGGGCGAACCTGACGATGGCGATGGTCAAGCAGCCGCTGATGCCCCACGCGCCATGGCCAAAGGCGTTGATCCAGCCGGTGTTCAAGTTCAAGACGGCGCGCCGTCGTGACCCGATCAACTTCATGCCAACCGTCAAGCCGATCATCGACCAGCTGGTGCGCATGGGCTACTGGCGTGACGACACCCCCGAGTTCGTCGACTACGGCACGCCGTCCGCAGTCGAGCAAGTGAAGGAAGACGGCGTCCACCTGTTCATCTACGAGAGGAAGCAATGACCGTCACACTCACCGCCCCACAGCAGCAGGTCGTCGACTGCATCAACCAGCTCAACGAGGAGCACGGCGTCGCCTCGGCGCTGTACGTCGCTGCCCGTCTCAACCTGCAGCAGACCTACGTCAACCAGCTGTGCCACTCGCTCAAGCAGCTCGGCGTCGTGACGTGGGAACCGAACGTCCCGTCACTGCGTGTCATCCTGCCCGTCGAGGTTGAACCACCCGCCGCGCCAGCCGATGGCGAGACAGAGGGAGGCCACGGTGCTGAGCCCGACGAAGATGACGAAGCCGAACGGAAGAAGCAGGCCCAGCGCGACGCTCTTGCCCGTGGACGCGCGACGGCCGCTGCCAACCGTGCTGCGAAGGCTGCCGCTCAGCACTGATCCTCGTCCCCCTCGGCGGGGGCCGAAGCCCGGCCCCGTCGACGGAGCTCGCCGCCGAACATGGTGCTCACCGCCCGCACGACCCGGATCGTGGCGACGGTAGCCAAGGTCGCGCCGAGGATGAAAGCGGCGGCGAGCTCGAAGTTGTCCCACTCGACTGCGCCCCACACATCAGGTGATGACGCGAGCGAACGAACCAGGCGTCAGACCGGTCGGCACCTCACCGAGCAGGGTGATGTTGATGCACCAGCTCGACTCGCCCTCGACGGTCGGGACGCCGAGCGCAGCCATCGCTTCGTAGCGTGCCGGCGTCAGCCACTCGGCAACGGCCATGATGCCGTGGCTGTCCATGTAGCCACCGAGGGTGGCGCCGTTGTCGGCGAGGTGGAGGAAGGTGTACATCTGGTCGTCTCCTGTGGGTGGTGGCTCGGGTGGGATGACGATCTCGCCGGCAACGTCGGCTCGGAAGGCATCCATGTTCCAGGTCGCTGAGCCGGTGGCCCACATCGACTGGCCTGCGGGATCGATCTTGCGGGAAGTCCACTCCTCGTGGCTGCCGAGGTCGCCTCGCCCGAACGTCAGCCCGTAGGCCGGACAGAGCGCACGGCAGGCCCGGACGTAGGCGTCCTGCTGCACCCACGGCCACGCCTCCCCCACTCCGTTGTTCGCCGCCTCGATCGAGAGCAGATGCCGGTTGCCGGCATCGAGTGGAACCGTGCCGCGCGAGCACTGCATCGGACCGCCCTTGCCCGACGTGTTCGTCGCGCCCGCTGCGCCGATGGTGAGCACGCCGGTGCGCGCCAGGTGGATCGCACCGATCGGTTCGTCCGGTGAGTTCTCCCACATCCAGGCGAAGTCGTTGGCCGGGCTGGTGTCCGACGCCGTGTGGTGGACCTGCACGCCGAGCAGGCTGTCGTAGCCACCGCTGCTGCGGGCCCGCATCTCCCACCCTGGGTAGAGCTCCACCTCGAGGCCGGCGTTGCGCAGCACGTCGGGCAGCGAGTGCAGCCAGATGCCACCCATCAGCGGATGTCCAGCTCGTCGCCGAACACTGTCTCGAGCAGCTCACGCTGGGCGAGGCGGCGCTCGTTCGGGTCGGGCATCAGCTCGATCGCCTTGCGCACCAAGCGCAGCTTGCGCCAGTCGATGCGGTCGAGCTCGTCGCCGGCTGCGAAGGACTCTCCGTCGTCGAAGTTGCTCACGGCAGCGGAGTCTCGGCGTCGGTGTACGGCCAGTGGGCAACGATGCCTGCGGTCAGCGCGGCGTCGGTGATGATGTCGGTGTCGTAGCCGGGGGCGAACCGACCGGACACGAGCGCCGATTCGTAGGCCGCCTCGTTGTCGATGGCGATCGACCACATCAGCGGGTTGACGTTGGTGGATCCGGCGAGCAGCTGCTTGCCGTACTCGGTGTCACCGAGCTCCTCGTTGGAGAGCGCCTCCTTCTGCGCCAGCGCCTGGATGCGCGTCTGGAGGTGGAGGTCGGTGGCCGCCCGGGCGATGGAGGATGCTGACATGGCCTGAGCGTAGACCGCTCGTCAGGTGTAGAGGCTGCTCATGCGGTAGCGCATCTGGAATCCGAACACGTCACCATTCGCCGCTGGGAACGCCGGGTTGGCACCGAGCGTCCAGTTGCTGTTGTGTGGCGTGAACGACACCTGCGTTGCCGCATCATTCACTCCGCACGTTCCCTGGTAGGAGCCGAACGAAGCGTCGTAGTAGGCAAACGGCCCATTGGCAAATCCTCCCTGAGTGATGCAGGCAGGCAGCCCAGCTGTCGTGCAGTCGAACGGTGTTGCATTGGTCCCGGCTCCAGTGATGACGAGCTTGGCGAGCGTCTCACACCATCCGTTGCTGCGGTGGAATACGAACGGCGTGCCGACGGTGTAGGTCAGGTTGATGCTGTTCTGTCTCGGCGTGCAGGTGAATGACTGTGCCGGTTCGCGCATGATGATCCAGCCGGTGCCATCCCACAGCCAGTCACGCTTGGTGTCCGTCGCCCAGTAGCGCATGATCGGCGCGCCGGCCGGGTTCACCGGCTTGGCCGCCTCGAGGCCGAACAGCGGGTACGGGGCGTTCGTCACCCCGACCCAGGCGACACCATCCCACGACCACGAGCGGTTGCCCTGCGTGTACACCTGCCCGATGGTCGGTGTGTTCGGGAAGTCCATCGCCATGTCAGATCACCTGATTCCGAATGCCATCGCGCTGAGCGTCCAGTAGTTGGCGACCGCCGTGACGCTCCCGCCGAAGTTGCATTGCAGCGTCGACGTGAAGTCGAAGTCGCCGGCGCTCCCCAGTGCGTAGTAGCCGGAGAAGTGAGCGGTGGTGTAGATCCCCGCCGTGTGCTGAGCGACCATCATTGCCTGTGGGATCGCCTCGCCCACGTATGCGCCGGCATAGATCTGGCAGCCGATGTTGGCGAACGCTCCTGCGCCATTGACGTTGATGACGGCATCGATGTCGGTGCGGATCACGTCGCCGGCTTTCAGTCCGGTCAGCCGCAGACAGTTGCCTGGTGACTGAACGAACCCGATGCCGGAGCCGATCGGTCCGACATTGGCGGAGATCGTGTGCCGCCCGTAGGCAACGGGCAGCATGACCGGACGTCCGTTGAGGTAGGCCCGGTCGCTTGGATTCATGTCGAGTCGGGTGTCGGCCACGCCGAGAGCAACCCGGTTCAGGGCGTAGACCCGCAGCGCATTGTCGTAGCGGTCGATGAACACACTGCCCGGCCATCCGATGGCACCTTGCAGATCGACCTGCCCACCTTCGTGCGTATCGCCCGGTGGCGCGAGCACCATGTGTGGTGGGTACTTCGTGACGTTCGCCGCCATCGTGTCGCCGGTCAGCGTGCCCGCCGCCGTCGAGCTCGGTGGTGCGGTGATGTCGACCCAGAAGTTGTCGTACCAGATGAACGTCTTGCCGGTGTCCGACTCGAACCACAGCTGGTTCGGAGACGGGCTGGCCGGCGGGTCGTCGCTCGCTGTGATCTGCGTGCGTGGCGAGCCGTAGGCATCCCACCTCGAGCCGGTCCAGATCCACGACCGGTCGGTGGTCGAGTAGATCTGGCCGACGGTCGGCGTGTTGGGGAAGTCCATGGCTGCCATCAGCGTGTGCCCCAAATCTCATACGACCAGATGCAGGACTGACAGACACAGGCCCCGTTGAGCGTCTTGCCCTGGATGTACAGCTGGTAGTTCTCGGTGGCGGTCGCCGTGAAGTGGAGCGGGTGCATCTGCATCACTCGCCGCCATGACAGGTTGGAGTCGAACACTTCCCTGCCCTGCTTCAACAAGCCCCCGGCCTGGCTGTAGAGGTAGAAGTTGACGAACACCCACCCGGCCACCGAGGGGATGAGGTCGGCGTTGCCACGCACGATGAGCGTGTCACCGATTCGCACCGGGATGTCGTAGAGCTTGAACAGGTTGGCGGTGGTGTTGGGTGGAATCGTGCCACCGTTGATGGTCTCGGACGGCTCGCGCTCGGACACGAGCACTCGCACGGGGCGTGCGTTGACCCACAGCCCACCAGCGCCACCGGGGTTGATGCCGATGTCAGAGGACGTCACCTCAACGTTGCCAGCACTGCCAGCCTGCAACAGAACCTTGGTTGTCGGTGCGGCAGTCACCTGCGCTGGCGAAACCGTCAGATGTGAGCCACCAGTGGTCGAGTCGTAGAACCGGAGCACGTTGCCGTTGCGGAACAGCGCCGAGTAGTCGTTGGTGGCGTCCTGATCGTAGAGCGCAAGGTTCGCTCCCGTACCTTTCAGAGCCAGCGTGTCGGCCGCGCTCGTCATCACCGTCTTGCCCGCCACCGTCAGGTCGGTGAGTGTCCCGACCTTCGTCAGCGACGAGTTCACCACGTTCGGAGCGAGCGTCGTGCCGACGAGATCGTTGGCATTGACGGCGCCGGATGCGCCGGTCACCTCGGACCACACGCCGTCGTACCAGATGTACATGCGGCCGCTGGTGGTGTCGTACCAGAGCGAGCCGACGATCGGAGTCGGTGGCGGGATCGTGTCGGCAGTGCAGCCACCACCACCGGTGAACGTGACGAGCACCTCGCCCGAGCCGGCGTCGGTGACGACGACGCTCGTGCCGACGAAGTTGATCGCTGTGGCCAGCGCGACGACGGTCGTGCCCTCGTCCTCGACCCGGATGCCGGCGACGCCTGCCGGTCCCTGCGCGCCTGTTGCGCCAGTCGGACCTGTTGCACCAGTGGGTCCGGTCGGGCCTGCAGGGCCGGGTGTCGTCGACACCGGCCCGGTGGGTCCGGTTGCACCGGTCGCACCCGTGTCGCCCTTCACGCCCTGCGGACCCTGAGCTCCGGTCGCACCCGTTGGTCCCGTGGGTCCGACTGGCCCCTGTGGCCCGGTCGGGCCGACTGGGCCGAGGATGCCTTCGGCGTTCCAGTATTCGCCGGTCCACGTCCACACCAGCCCGTTGTAGGTGTAGGTCGCACCGATCGCCGGTGTTGGCGGGAAGTCGATCGCCATCAGGTCTTCACCATCACGTTGAAGGTAATGAACGGCGGCCGGTTCTCGTGCGCTGCGGTCGCTGCAGCGGCGACGGCATCGACGACGGTGACGGTGTGAGCGTGCACATTGGCACCAGCCGGACCAAGGATGTAGCCGGTGTTGTTGATGTTCGGCGGGTCGACCCAGTCGCGCGACGAGCCATCGGATCCACCGCTCGGGCCACCAGTCCCGAAGCCGTGGCTGTGATCGCCGACGCCGGCGAGCGTGGACATGAAGATCGCTGCGTTGCTGCCCGCTGCATAGAGCTGAGGCCCCATGTCACCGGACGTGCCCGGGATGTAGAACGACGCCGAGTGGACGGTGCCGTGGGTGTGTGTGCCGCCACCGTTGGTCGTGCCACCGTGAGTGTGGCCACCGAGGCCGTGGGTGTGCTGGTCGTAGTGCTGGTGGTTCGAGAGGTCGTGGTAGTGGTTCGTGTCGGTGCTCGCTGCCGACGCTCCGTGGCCGTGGCCACGCAGCCCTGACTCCGCCGCCGACAGCGTGACCGAAGCGAGGCCACCAGGGGTCAGCAGCGGGTTCGCCGTCGAGGCACCCATGCGGAACTTGTCGCGCATGTCGGGCATGACGATGTTCGCCCCCGACTTCATGCTCGTCGGGATCACTGCCCACAGGTTCGGGTGCAACGTCTGACCGTTGACGATCGTCTGACCCTGCATGAACAGCCAGCCTGACAGCGGTGCTGCAGCAACGGTGTCGACGGTGGTGCCCGGCGGGATGTACGAGGCCGAGCCGACACCCGATGGGGTCGACTCAGTCCAGGTGCCGTCGTAGTAGATCAGCAGCACACCGTCGTTGGTGTGGTACCAGAAGTCTCCGGCCTGCGGCGCGACGGGCGGCGTCGTCTGAGCGAACGCACGCCCTGGCGGACCGGTCGGCCCGGTCGCTCCTGGCGGTCCTGGCACCGTCGACGCCGGTCCAGTCGCACCGGTCGGCCCAGCTGGACCTGTCGGGCCAGCGGGACCGGGCACGGTCGAGGCAGGACCGGTCGCACCAGTGGCGCCGGTGTCACCCTTGACGCCTTGCGGTCCGGTTGCGCCCGTCGCTCCGGTCGCTCCTGTTGCGCCGGTCGGACCAGCAGGGCCTTGCGGCCCGGTCGGGCCAGCCGGCCCGCCCGGGATCGTGACCGTTACCTCGCCGGATCCACCATCCGTGGCTGTGACGCCGGGCCCGGTGAAGTTGAGCGCAGTGGCCAGGGTGAGGACGGTGCCGCCTTCATCCTCGACACGCAGCCCGCCCCCACCACCGCCACCAACGAGCGACTCGAGCGCGCGGATGCGCCGAAGCAGCTCATTGAAGTGGTCGTCGTCACGCACCGGCTCACAGCCTGATGATGTAGTTGAGGACGAGGTACGGCTGCAGGTTGTTGTGCGGCTGACCGGCGCCCGTGTTGGGGTTGACCGTGACCGTCGTGCCGGACACGCCTCGGTTCACCGAGTTGCCGATCTGGTTGGTCTCGAGGCCGACCGTGGCCGGCACCGTCACGGTGTGGGCGTGCGTGCCACCACCAGTCTTGGAGCCGACCGTGCCGCCGTGGTTGTGGTTGCCGACCCCGGCTGTCTGGTTGCGCTGCTCGAGGTACGCACCGGGCTGGGTGATCGGTGCTGCGCCACCGGCTGCGTTGTTCTTGGCACCGAGGAAGTTGAAGCTCGGGTCGACGTCCCAGGCGTGGGCGTGTCCGCCGGCATCACCCGTCGAGAACCCGTGGCCGTGATCCTCGATCGCCGCGCCGTTGGCGCTGCCGCCGTGGCCGTGGTCGATCGAGTGCTTGTGCTGGCCGTTGCCGTGGTCGTGGCCCTGGCCGGCGTTCGGCTCGTTGACGACGGCCGGGTGGGCGTGGACACCGACCTCGGCGGCCGACAGGGTGTGTGACTTCTCGCCCCACGCAGCGCCCTCGCCGAGCGCATCGAACTCGACCTGGCTCGAGTCCCGCATGACGATGACCTTGCCCTTGAGGTTGGGCACGAGGAACGCTGTCGGTGTCCCGCCATAGGTGGTGCCGATCACGGCGTACAGCGGCGCATACGCCGGGTTCGTCCCGTCGTAGGCCGCGCCGTCGCACATGACGTGCAGCGGTGGTGCGATCGGACCGGCGAACGCAGTGATGACTCCGGCCGGGGTGAGCGCACGGACGCCGGCGTTGAGGAAGTCGTCCATCGCCTGGAACCACTTGGCCGTGACGCAGTGGTCGACGGTCGTGTCGGCGGCGTGCGCCGCCTGAGTGGTGTCGTCGTAGCCACGGGTACACCCGGACAGCACGGTGGCGGTGCGTGAGGTGACGAAGACCTTCTCCTCGGTGACGGTGCCACGCCCGAGCACGATCGTGAAGTTGGCGGTCGGCAAGCTCGAGGCATCGTCGACGGTCATCGTCGCATCAGTGGCGTTGATGCCGAGCGTGAGCTGTGTCTGCAACGAGTCACCCTTGAACTGCTGTGCGGTCATGCGGATCTCCTATGCCTTGACCAGTCGGACGACGAGCTCGCCGTTGAGGAAGCTCTTGGCATCGTCCCATCTGGCGGAACCGAACTCGAATGCGTCGACCCTGACACGATCAGCGCGCGACCCGATGCGATAGGTCAGCGGGCACTTGATCCGCCAGCAACTGAGGATGTGGTCGAGCCCTTCCTCGATCGAGATCTCGCGCACCTGGCCCTGGGCGTTGTTGACGACGATGCGGTTCGACAGCCGCAGCGGGACGATCCACTGCTCGACGGGTGGGACGACCGGGTAGGCGCGCATGCGCCACTGCTTCAGCGTCGGCGTCGAGTTGCCCGGTCCCTCGAGCACGATGTGGACCTTGCAGTGCCGGACCTGGACGGCGTTCAGGTCGTAGGTGAACGACTCCGATCCTTCGAGCTCGATCAGGAACGAGCCGAGCAGCGCATCGAGGTCGTCGTAGATCTCGACGCCGATCTTCTCGTGGAGCAGCAGCGGTTCGTAGTCGACCTTGATCTCGGACAGCACCTTGGATTCGACGGTGCCGAACGTGAGGATGCCCGAGTCGATCGTGCCGGTCATCTCGTACTGCGAGGCCGACTCGACCCACAGCCCGTGCGATCCGAGCGCCATGGCGGTGCGGTTGTTGTACCTGGCGATCGAGGTGACAGGCCCGACGACGTTGCCGCAACGGATCTCGCCGGCGGCGGCGGGCAGCAGCGGCTCGACGAACGTCGACAGGTCGATGCGAGCGCAGCCCGAGTAGCCGTCCGTCATCTGCGTCCAACCGACCCAGGCGTACTGACCTTCGGCCGTCGCGCAGAGCACGTCACCACCCTGAGTGATGAGCGGGCCGTAGGTCAGCGTGCCGTCGCCGCCCGGTTGGGCCATCCGCACGCCCTTGTTGGTGAGCAGCAGAACGACACCGGCGTAGGGGAACCCGCCACGGAGCAGCTCGCCAGCCGGCAGCGGTGCGGTCTCGACGGACTGCATGATCGCCCCGGTCGAGTCGGTCGCCACCGAGTAGAGCTCGCTGCGCACACCGGCGACACCGCCGATGTAGATGCGGGAGCCGATGTTGAACAGCGTCGTCCAGCGGAACCCGGTCTGGAAGTGCTGCTTGACCAAGGTGAGGACGCCGCCGTTGCCGATCTCGTTGAGCACGACGACGTTGTCCGGTCTCGTCATCCCGGCCAGCAGACGGTTGCCGACGAAGGCGAGGCTGTGCGTGTTGTTGGTGATGTCGGTGGTGAACTGCACACCGGTCGTGGATCCACCGATGACCCGATCGACACCGTTGGTGTGGGCGACGTAGAGGTCGGAACCATCCGTGGTCATCGCCGTGATCGTCCCCATCGGTCCCGGCATCGAGATCGGGATCCACGTCGACAGGGTGTCGATGGTCTGGTTGCGCCACAGCATCGTCCCCGCCCCGTAGAACAGGTAGCCGCCCGACTCGCACAGCACCCCGACCCCGGCGACGTTGGTGACCATCGAGATCTCGTCGGCTGCGTGGTGCAGCTCGAGCTCGTAGTCGTTCCACGGGTTGATCCTCGACGAGTGCAGGAAGCGGAACGGGTCGGCGTCCTCGCGCAGGTCGGCGAACTCCTGGCCGGCGCCGTGGATCCACGAGTAGCGGTACCGGGACCATGCACCGTTGGCGTTGAACAGCTGCTCGGACTGATCCGATGAGGTGACAGCGCCGTCACGCATCGTCTCCTGCGACATGTGCTTGTACTTCTCGAGGTTGATGGCGAACTCCATGCCGTCGAGCGAGATCGTGCCCGGCATCGGGACGAGGAACTCGAACTCACCCTCGAAGAACCGGTACGGGTCGTGCCCGGGGAGGACGTCGAGCATGTCAGACCCCGGTGTACGGGTAGCGGGCCGCCAACTTCATCGCTTCCTCGGTCTTGCGACGCCGGTAGATGGCGTTGACGAGCTGCATCGACTGCAGCCCGGCACCCCACGGCGTCTCGGCGGTGTCTCGTGGCTCATCCTGGGCGGTGCGCGCCCCTCGGGAGTTCTCGGCCTCCATCAGGGTGCGCAGCTGGACGCCTTTGTCGACGACATCGAGCATCGACGGGGCGAGATGGATGTCGTCGACCAGATCGGAGCCGGGTGTGAGCGCGCTGACGTCGAACGGCATGGCTGCCAGGACGTGCACCGGGCCGGTGACGCATCCATCGGTGAAGCGGAGCGCCACCCCTGAGGTTGACGCCCCGCTCCACGATGTGCCAGCCCCACGCTGGATCCTGAACGGCACCCTCGGCCACGCATCCGATGGCGAGGCGTAGGTGGCGTCGTTGATCTTGCTCCGCACCTCGATGATGCCATAGCAACCGGCGAACTCTGCAGGCAGCTCGAGCAGCTGACCGCCCGAGACGACCGCTTCGGTGCCGGCGACATCGTAGAGCTCGGTGCCCCAGCCGGAGATCTCGTCTCGGATCGCCTCGTAGATGTCCATCGGCTGGAACCGTGGGTTGATCCACACCTCGTCCCGGTCGGCGTGGTCGGCGCCCTCGGAGTCCTGCCAGCCACGCACGACGGTGACCTTCTTCTCGCGCAGCTCGACGTCCATGACCCGCATTGTCTCGACCCCGACACAGACGATCGCCCCGGGACGCAGCCCTGCCGGGAGATCGAACATGAACGTGAGCTCGGGAGTGGTCGGGCCGTGGTTGCCCTTGAGGAGGTTGACTTCCTCGCGCTGACCCGACGCCAGCTGGCGGCGGATGCGCTCGATCGTGTTCGCTACCGTCGTTCGCGCCATCACCTGATCCTTACTCGCTCATGCACAGACCGGTGGGACCAGGCCGAAGCCTGGTCCCACGGTCCATGGCTGGATCAGACGAGGCCGGCAGGCAGCGCAGCCGTGGCGTCGAGCGCCGTCCACTTCCCGCAGTGAGCCTCACCCTTCACCTCGAAGCCGCCTTCGGCGACCATGAAGAAGGCGTCGGTGTCACGGGTCTTGGCGAGCTTCTCGAGGATCAGCGGTTGGAACACCCGCTGCACGAAGTTGTCGCGCGAGAACGTGAAGGCGTCCTTCTTGCGGACCCACCGGTTGCGGACCAGGCCGACCTCACCGAACTCGGTCATCACGACCGTGGCCCGGCGACGGCCACGCTTGGTGTCGTCGATGGTCACGGTCTGCACACGCTCGGCGCCCGACGTGTTGTTGAGGGCGACGAAGTTGGCGGGCCGGGCCATGATGAACTCGATCGAGCCACCCTTGTCGAAGATGGCTTGCTGCATCACCTCGACCGACTTGACCGTGATGTGCGGATCGGTCGAGTTGACGTTCGACGTGATGAAGAAGTCGAGCCCGCCGGTCTGGCGCTCCTGGCCGCCGGCGTTCACCTCCTTGTGCTTCACGCCGTACAGTGCGGCCTGCTCCATGTCGGTGTTGGTGATCTGGGTGTTGTTCACCGTCTGCTTGTTGAGCTCGTTCGGCACGCCGTACTTCTGGATCGACTGCTCGGTACGAGACATCTCGAGCGAGGCCGTCCAGATCTGCGTGTAGTTCGAGTAGCGGTCACGACCGGTGAAGTTCGCCTTCACGATCGCACCTTCCTCGACGACCGAGCCGAGGCCGACGACCTCGGCGCCTGCGGCGTGCGTCGCGCCGTTCGTGTTCGTCACGGCGGCCGAACCACGGATCACCGTGGCGACGTCGGCTGCCGTGAAGGCGACGATCTTCATCACCTCGGCGTCGATGCGGATCGCATCGCCGACACGGAACTTCACGCCGTCACCAGCGGCGAACGTGATGCCGGTGCCCGTCGTTGCGTCAGCAATCGGTGCACCGAGCGTGCCACGGGGGAGCGGGACGGACTCCTCCATCCAGTAGAACTCGGTGTTGTCGACGGCCTGCTTGGCGAGGACGGGCATGCCGTCCGCACCGATGCCGGACAGCAGCGGCAGATCCTCGGGCGTGAGGATGTAGATGAGCTCGTCGATGGCGATCTTCGTCTCGACTTGCAGGTCGTAGGAGTAGATGGGAAGGCCGACGATTGCTTGGGCCATGGGTCCGAACCTTTCAGGCAGCTCCGCGCGTGGCGTGGAGGTGGGCGGTGATCTTGTGCTTCTCTGAGTCGAACTGTCTCTGCCTGATCGGCGTCATGTCCGGGTTCACCAACGGCATCTTGATGCCGTTGGCACGTTCGTCGTACTGGATGGTCCGGTTGTACACCGGGTCCATCGACGGCGTCGGACGCCAGTTCTGTGTCCGTGTCATCTCCACTCGTGGAGACACCAGGAGTCCACCACCACCACGGATGCGACAGCCGAGATGCTCGACGCATCCCGGTGCACACGAACCGAATGGCCTACTCGCCATGACCGGCTTCCCGTTGCTGACGCTGCCAGTCCGCCTTGTCGAAGATGGCGCGCTGGTCGCCACCTGCAGCTGCGGAGATGAGTGTGTCGACGGCCTTGAGTCGGGCTTGGTCGACACGCATGCCGTTCTTGATGTCGGTGTGGAAGTTCCCCAACGCCATGTCGAGCGGATGCTGCGTCTCGGGTGCCGTCGCTGCAGCGGCTGCGCCGCCACGGAGGGCATCCCGGTTCTTGGCCAGCTCGAGATCCTCTGCCGGCGTCTCGTCCTCGGTCTTGGGTTGCTCGGCGTACAGCCCGAGCTCCGTCGCTTCGGCCTTCAACGCTTCCAGATCGTCGCCGTCCCAGTTCTTGAACAGCAGCTTGCCGACACCCTTGCTGGTGTCGATGGCCGCCTTCGTGAACAGCAGCTCCTTGCGGAGCTCGGCGTTCTCCTTCATCGTCTGACGTCCAGCTTCGGCGGCTGCACGCAGGGATTCGGGAGTCTCGCGCTCGTCAATGGTCTCGGTGTTGGACATGGTGGTCTCCTGTGTGGGTGTCGTATCGCCTGACTACTCGCAGCGCGCGGCGGGACACTGCGGACTTCGGCGGCCGAACTCAGCTCACACCTCGGGGCCAGATCACCAGCTCACCCGTGAGCGCATTGTGGCACACCGGCCCTGGGTCAGCGCGAACCAACTCCGGTCAGACCTTCATTGGTCACCAGGCCGCCACCGAACGACGAGCGTTCGTTGGCCTGGCGCTCGAGCACACGGCGTTCGAGGGCGCGCTGTGCGTCGGCGTTGCCGAACGAGGTGGCCTCGATGCCGGTCTGCTGGTTGAGGTCGTCGACTTCGGTGATGCCTTCGGTCAAGACGTTGCCGAGCCCGGCGACCGTGGTCAGATCCTGGGTGATCCCGGCCTCGGTCTTGGGCAGCTGGGCGAGGCGTTCGGCGGTGACCTGGTCGATGTTGACGCCGAGCTGCTTGCCCATCCCGGCCGTGTAGCCGGCCATCGACTTCTGGTTGAGGTCGGCCATCGTCTTGGTCGGGTCGAGGAAGAACGCTGCGAGCGCGCCGTCGCCGGCGCCGACACCGTAGAACTGCTCGAACGCCTCACGGATCTGCGGGCTGACGGTGGCCACCCGTTCGTAGGCGGTGCCGACACGCTCGGCGATCTCGGATGCCGAGGTGGCGTTGTCGCCGCCGTAGTCGTCCATCAGCGACTGCAGGTACAACGGGTCCGAGTACATCGACGGGGGCAGCCCGGCGTGGCGGAAGCTGGCACCGACAGCGTTCTCGAAGTCCCGCACGTTCTTGGGTGTCGGCACATACGGCGAACCCTGGGCGCGCATGGTGGCGATGATCGGGTACCGGGACTTGAACTCCTGGGTCTGCTCGATCGCCATGCCGAGACCGCTGGCCGTGGTGTTGCCGTTGGCGATCTGGTCCCACAGCCAGCCGCCCGGCTTGCCGCTGGCGTCGACGGACCACAGGTTGGACAGCCCCATCTCATCGAGGGTGGTGGTGACGAGATCGAACATGCTGGTGTCCGGCTTCGCAGCGGCGGGCGTCGTCGTCACGGGCGCGACACCCGTGGTGTTCGGCGAGTTGTCCACCGATCCCGCTGGTTGGAACGGCGTCACCACCCCGAGCGGATCGACCCAGTTGGCGAAGTTCGGATCGCCGGCCTTCTGTGCTGCACGAGCAGCCTGATTGAAGCCGAGCGGATCGTTCGGGTCCACCCATGCGGCGTACTGCGGGTCACCGGACGCCTGCGCATAGCGGGCGATCTCGTTCCAGCCGAGCGGATCGTTCGGTGTGGCCATCAGCCGCTCCCCTCGAAGACGCTGCGCAACAGCCCAGCGATGTCGGCACTCAGGTCACGCGCCTTGGTGGTGTCCTTGAAGCGTTCGTCTTGGCGGGCACGCTGGCGCAGCTCGGTCTGTGTGGCGGCGCGCACCGCACCCTTGTCGTCGGCCACCTGCATCATGCTCAGCCACTTCGGGTCCATCAGGTCGACGTCGTTGGCGTTCATCTCGAGCTCGTCGGCGATGGCGTCGCGCGACGGCATCAGGAAGTCACGCACCGAGATGCCGCTGTCGATCGCCGGACCGGCCCACGAGTAGCTGGTCTTGGCGTTGTCCCGCAGGATCTGGCGCACGGTGTCCATGTCGAGCTCGCCCGAGGCGATGCGCTGCGCGTAGTGGCGGGCGGTCTCGTCGGAGAGGCCGAGCAGGTTGTCGTTGGCGAGCGCCTTCATGGCGTCGACGTCCTTGGTCAGCGAGCCGGCCTTCAACCGGTCCCAGCCACCTTCGCCGCCGACAGCACCGACGATGTAGTTGGTCAGGCGGTCCTGCGCCCAGTCGTTGCGGACCACGGTGGTCGCCAGCGCGGTGATGGCCCCGTCATCGAACTGGATGCCGAACGACTCCGACATGTTCTTGATCGTGGCCTTCATGTTCTCGATGTCGATGAGCTCCTGCTCCTCCTTGGAGCGCCCACCACCGCCACCTCCGCCACGGCCCCGCCCGCCACCGTCGTCCTCCGGGTCGTCGAACGGGTTGACGAAGTCGTTCATGAACAGGAAGGCGTTGAGCTCCTCACCGTCGGAGTTGCGGTACGTCCAGACCTTGTCCTTGATGATCTTCTGGTACTCGGGGTTGGCGAGCAGCCACGGCCCGACGTTGTAGAGCACGTCGTCGGACTTCCAGAAGTTGTCGTACTCGGTGGCCGCAGCCTGCGTGTTGGAGAGCAGACCGGGGCGTGACGTGCGGTAGTCCCGCTCGGCCTGGTCGGCGGTCAGCCCGGCACGGGTCTGCTGCCACGGCGTGCGTCCCTGCGGGTCGCTGCGATCGGCTGCAGCGTTCGGCATCACCGGCGCGCGAGGCGTCGGTGTCGGGCGGGGGACCGGTTCTTTCGGACGAGGTGCCATGGGTGCTCCTAGTAGCTGCTGTCGGCCCACTCGGCGGGCAGTGAGTGCTTGACGAAGTTCTCGTCGGTGGCGCCGCGCCGCTTGTTGATCGCAGCGAACACACCTCGAGCGTTCTCGGTGGCCATCTCACCGGAGAGCTCATCCTTGACGGCGCGCTCGAACTCGTCGCCGCTGAAGCCTGACGCTGCCGTCTCCTGGTTCAGCCACGGGGTTTCGTCGAGACCGATGACGTCCTCGGCGCGCTCCTTGCGCAGCGTGAGCATCGCCTGACTCACCGTGTGGAACTCCTCGGGGGTGAGCTCGCGCCCGAGCAGGGAGACGGCGAGCTCGTTGGCCTTGGTGAACGCCTCGGTCATCTGGAACTTGCCGAACTTGTCGTCGGCGGTCTGCTTGTCGAGGCGGGCCATCTCGCCCTGCAGCAGCTGGTCGACGGGCACGCCACGCTTCACCGACTCGGTCAGCACCTTCTCCCAGGCAGCGACCGTCTGCTCGTCGTAGGCGGCACCGAGCGTCGGCTTGCCCTTGCTCAGGTCGTAGAACCCGCCGCGCAGCATCTGGTTCTGCAGGATCTCGACGTCATCCTCGTCGAGATCCCACAGGTAGTCACGGGCGGCGGACGGCTTCAGTGTCTGGTACGAGGCGCGCGCCGCTGCAGCCGGGTTGGCCTGGTCGTGCCACTCCTCGGTCGGCCCGGCCATGACCACACCCGGTACGGCGTCACCCTCACCCTCGGCGTGGATCAACGTGTTGATGTCGGCCGCACCGATCTTCACGTCGGAGAGCCACTGCTTATCGACCGGGATGGCGACCGTGACGCCCTGCTCCTGCAGCGTCGGCATGTAGTCGTTCCAGCTGCCCTCGACCGATGCCGGCTGCTCGGTGATCTCACCGGTCACCGGGTCGACGACCTGCACCATCGGTGCGTCCTCGACTGCCTGGCCGCCGAGCTCGAACTCACGCCCGGGCGAGACACCGGCCTTGCCGGGATCGAAGCCCTGGACGTTGCCCAGGGTCTGGTTGAGCACGTCGACACTGGTGCCTTCGGGGATCACACCGGAGTCGGAGACCTCCGAGATGATGGCGTCCTGCAGGGTGGCCAGCATCTTGGCCGCCTCCTGGCGCTGCGTCTCGGTGGCCGTGTCGGCAACGGACAGCTGCTGCGCGTAGGGGCGCAGGTCGAGACCTCGAGCGACGTCGACGGTCAACATGTCGGCCGGGATCGTGTCGACGATCAGCTGCGCCAGCTTGTCGGCGGCGCGCTCCGCCTCACCGGAGACGTCGTCCATGCGCCGCCCGATCGGGCTGTTCGATCGCTTCGGCAGGAGACGGTCACGGATGCGGGTGCGCATCTCGTTCGGGCCGATGATCGGAGACTCGGTCTTGAACGCTGACGGGTCGAACTTGACCGGCAGCGAGGCCGTCTCGGGCGCATCAGGGTTCGGCACCGGATCGCTGGTGGCCCGGTCGGCGTAGTTGCCACCGGACGGCTGGCCCGGCTCGTCGCCCGGCTGGTAGATCCCGCCGCCGCCGTAGGTGGTGTCTGTCGGTCGTGGTGCCATGGGTCTATTCCAATCCAGCCTCGGGTCGGATGACCGACAGCCAGAAGCCTTGCACTGCCGGATTCGTTGCGACGTACTTCTCGGCCCACGTCTCGAACGCCGTCTTGGCGTCCTCCTTGTACTGGGTCGCCTCCTTGGTGTTGTCGTTGGCCAACGCCTGGATTGCCAGGCGGAACGAGTCGAACTCGGTGAGCAGCTTGCGCATCGCCGGCATGTGCGCCGGCTGCGGCGCGAGCGGGTCAGCGACAGCGATGCGCATCTGATCGAGCACCCGTGCTCTGGTCTTGCGCCCGTCGCCGAACTCGAGCTGCTCACGGAAGATCGGGTTGTTCGCCTTGTACATGTCGGACCACTGCGACCACGCAGCGTTGGCATCACGGACACCCTGTTCGTCGCCGCGCTCACGGGCCACGTCGACGAAGTTGAGGTAGTCGTCACGCTGCAGGAAGTAGAGACCGGACGCCTGCTTGAACTTGAGCGCCTCCAAGAACTCGAGCGGGGTGCGCTTCTGGCGCAGGCCGATGGCGTACTGCTGGTCCTGCACGTAGGCGACCCGTTGTCCCGCTGTGTCCTGTGGGAGCAGCCACGGTCCGGCGTCGGGGAACTCCTCCATGAAGTCCCGGTTGTCCTCGTAGAACCCGAGCGCTTCCTCGGTCGGCGGTACCGGCGCGCCCGACTTCGACTCGGACTGCGACACGGTCAGCGCGACCGGGTTGATGATGTCGTTGAGCCCGTGGTTCGGGTAGATCTGCAGGTAGCGGGCGGTGCCGTCCTCGATGCCGAACTCTTGGATCATCTGGTGATACGTGTCCTTGAACAGCGAGGTCGGATCGATCCCGCCGATGGCGAAGAACGGCTGCTCCTTGTCCTGCACCGCCGAGGGTGAGCCGGGCGTGAAGAACTGCAGCAGCGACTGGGCCATGGCGATGACCCGGGACTGGTTGCGTGTCCGGTCGAGGTACTCGTCGATCTGGCCCTGACTGGCGTCGTCGGGCAGGCCCATGTCGTAGGCGTCCTGCAACGCCATCGAGGTCATCATCGAGCTGGCCATGCGCGCCGACTCGTGGGAGAACATCGTCTCCATCGTGTTGACGAGGAACGACGGGACGAGGTGACGCCATGCTGCACGGCTCGCTGCGAGATCGCCGGACACGGCGCGCTCGAGCGGGGCCAGCTCTTGGAAGCCGTGGGTCATGACGTCGAGACCGATCGTCACGGTCGGTGAGAACGACGGTGCACCGAAGTTGCCGTTGATACCGGGCAGCATCTGGTCGAGCGGGGTCTGGAACATCACGTCCAGTGCCGGGTCGGGCACGCCGGGCACCCACTTGAGCAGGTCGGCGAAGACCTGCCCGCCCGGGTAGACGAACCACTGCTTGCCGGATTCGTCGGTGCGCACGACACCGGCGCCCTTCAACCCTTGGATGACGAGCTGGCCCTTGCGGATGGCGGTCGGGTCCAACAGGATCGTGCGCGCCCAGCGCTTGAGGAAGTTCTCCTCGGCGTACCAGAAGGGCAGCAGCGGCTTGACGATCTGCGCCCACTGGGAGCGGAGCTCGTGGGAGTCGATGAACGGCAGCATGTCCTCGATGCCAGCCACGGCGGCGTAGTCGCCGGCTTCCTTCTCGATCGAGGCCAGGTTCTTGTGCAGGGCGATGGCGTTGTACCAGTCGTCATCGGTCATCAGCTTGAGCAGCGGGTCCGCTTCGATCGCTGCGTGGTTGACGCGCTGCACCATCTCGACGGAGCGCATCGACTCGGGGTCGAGCCGGGCCCGGAGCATGCCGATGAAGTCCTGTGCGGTGGTGCCGGGAGCGATGACGTTGCCGAACGACGCCGGATCGTGGGCCAGCATGCTGCGCGCCGTCTGACCGTTGAGCTGCGCCTTCTTCCATGCCTCGCCGCCACGCTTCAACGTCTTCTCCTGGCGGGCGACACGGCGCTGCAGCTGGGTGGCCATGGCGGTCACCTCGTCAGGGGTGTGACCGTTAAGCCAGGCGGCGGTCTGCGTGTTCGTCCAGCGCGCGGCGGTCTCCTCACCGTGGGCGACGGCCATGTTGCGGGTGTTCTGCAGCAGCTCGAGCAGCTCGGACGAGGGCAACTGGTCCGATCCGACGAACAGCCGGCCAACGGTGGCGTCGACGGCATTGATGGCGTTCTGATCGACACGCCACCAGTTCTGTGCCTTGGCGAACTGGTACCGCTCGTGGAAGAAGTGCATCGCCATCGGCTTGCGGACGACGGCTTCGAGGGTCGGGCCGATGACACGGTCGAATCCGTAGCGGGTGAAGCGCTTCCAGAACCCGTCCTTGGGTGCCTCGTTGCGCAACTCACGGATGGCGAACGAGTCGAGCGGACCGTCGACCTTGTTGAGGTCACGGTGGCTGGACCGGAAGCGGCGGATCGTGTCGGACGACGGGACGAGATCGCCGGCGTTGAACGACATCGCCTCCTTGCCGATGTAGGTGGTCATGCCGAGCGCCTCATCGGAGACGTCTTCGACCATCGGGCCGAGCACCGCCCACATCGGCTGGGTCTCCTTGCCCTGGTTGACCCACTCGTTGCGGAAGAACTGCGGGTCGGTGACCTGGACACGCTTGTCCTCGGGGGTCAGGAAGACCCGATTGTCGACGTACCGCTCGGTCGGCTCGACCGGGACGTAGGCGTCGCGCTTGGCGTTGGCGACGCGCAGCGGCGACTCCACCCGATCCGGGTGTCCCTTGACCGGCCGGGTGCGGGGAACCTGCACCGACTTGACGCCGTGGCCCCACTCGTAGCGCATGTAGGACACCATCCGCTCTGCCCAGTCCTGTGCGTCGTCGATCTCCTTGGAGGTCTTGGGCACCGGACGCAGGTTCATCTGATCGGCCTGGTCCTTGCCGAGCGTCCATGACGTCGGGCGGGTGTCGAAGCGGTCGAGCGGCTTGAGCAGCCCGGTGTTCGGGTTCTCGATGATCGACCAGGGCACGACCATCTCGACGGTGTCGATGGCGCGAGGGCTGGCCGACAGCCGGCGGGCGAAGTCGGTCATCTGATCGGCCAGCACCGGGTCGGCGACGAGGACTCGCTGGCCCTTCTCGGCGCGCATCCAGCCCTTGATCGCCGCCTCGTTGGCCCGCACGATCTCGGGACGCACCGCCGTGGCCACCATGTCGAGGTACGCCTGGTCGACGTCGCCGATCGGCGGCAGGTACGACGTGCCGTACACCCTCGTCGTCTGATCGGAGAGCTCACGGCCGAACCGGGACGACAGCGGTGCGGTGTCGACCGAGCGGGTGTTGCGGAACATGGCGGCGAGATCCTCGACGAGCTTCGGCTCGGCCTCGTCGAGGCTCGTCAGGAACACCTTGGGCACGGTCGGCTCGCCCATGAACTGGGCCCGGGCGCCGAGCTCCTGTTCCATCCCGGCGAGCTGCATGTCGGTGTCGGCCAGCTTGTCTCGCACGGCGTCGCGCTTGCGCACCCGGGCGGCCTGGCGTGCCGAGTCCGGCTGGTACTTGGCCGAGTTCATCCGCCGTGAGAGGTCGGCTTCGATGGCGTCGAGCTGCTCCTGCAGCTGGGCTCGCCGGGCCTGGACCGGGGCCATCTCGGTCTGCAGCTCGGAGAACCGGGGATCCTGCACCATGATCGCTGCGTCGTACTGCTCCCAGCGCTGCAGCTCCTTCTCGGCGGCAGCGATGCGGCGCTGCTGCTGGGCGACGATCGAGTCGTAGACCGCCCACTGCCGGTCGGACGGAACGGTGCGCTCGAGGTGCAGCTGGAGGTCGTCCATCTCGGCCTTGATCTGCTTGACGCTCATCTCCGGTGGCCGGTGGTGGCTGACCCGATCGGTCAGCGTGCGCATCTGGTCCTCGTAGTGCCGGAGATCTCCGTGCAGTCGGTCGCGCTCGATGCGATCGGCAGCGGGGTCGAGCGCCTTGATGTCGGCCTGGGTCTCGTCGATGCGACCGTTGAGGTAGCGCAGCTCGTTCTGCACCTGCGGGTCGTGGATCGCTGCGCCTTCGGTCTCCCATTCGTCCCACGCCTGCAGGTCGATGCGCAGCTCCTCGTGGCGCGCCTTCTGCTCGGGCGTCCACTTCGGCGGTGCCTCGTTCTGTGGCTTGGGCAGGTTGTTGATGCGGCCACGGGCGTCGGTGATCTCCGACTCGAGCTCGGGCCTGGTCTTCTTCGGCTTCTTGGAGCGCAGGTCGGCGGCGCGGTCGACCGGCGAGTACGGCTCGTTGCGGACCTGGGCGCGCGCCTCGGCGAAGTTGAAGTCGACGAGGTGACCGTTGGTCGGGTCGACGCCACGCATCAGCGAGTTGAACGCACCCTGCTCATCGGCGTTCAAGGTGGCGGCGAACTCCCGGCCACGGCGGATCACCTCGGCCGACGATGAGGCGTTGGCGCCCTGCAGCGCCTCGGGCGACCACTCGGCCGAGTGCTTCAGCGAACGGTCGACGGCATCGAGGATGTCGTCCCACGGAATGTCCTCGCCCACCCTCGGCATCAGGTCGATGAGCTCGTTGCGGAGCTCGTCGGGGATCTCGAGGCGGTCGATCAGCGTGGCGATGTGGTCCTTGGACGTGGTGCCGATGGCGTTGTAGGCCAGCTTGCGCATCTCGTAGGGCAGCTTCGAGATCTCCTCGAGCATGTCGAGGACGTCTTCGGAGACCATCCGCTTCGGCACAGTCCGCCCGATCGTGGGCAGGATCGTGTCGCGCACACCCTGGTCGTCCAGGGGCTTGCGCATGTTGTTGATCTTCGCCTGGGCGTGGCCTTCCTGGCCGGGCACGACGAACTGGTGGCGGGAGTAGTCGACGACGACTGGCTCGGGGCGCAGCGTCCCGAACTCGTCGGCGCGCATCTCCTCACGGATCTCCCGGGTGTCGCCGTCCTGACGCCACGGCCCGGTCTGCACGGCGCCGACCTCGCGCGCCATGGTCGTTGCGTACTTGCGCTCGTAGGCGATGGCCGACTCGACGAGATCGTCGGCCACCCCGCCGAGGACCATGCGCCGCCAGCTGTACTTGGAGCCGAACAGCAGAGCGTTGGAGAGCTGCTCCTGGTTGCGTCCGAACGTCTCGATCAGCCCGGCCGCGCCGATGCCGGGACGGGCGGTGATGGCCTGCTCGGCGAGCATCGGCGGCGAGAAGCCGAGGCCACGGTTCAGCGAGTCCCGCATGAAGTTGGCGTAGTTCTCCATGTAGGTGACGGTCGGCTTCGACCAGGCCCACTGGTCCATGCGGTGCGAGAACGCCCGCAGGTGCGCCGGCATCGGTCCACGGGCATGAGCAGCCACTTCGGCCTCGGTGAGGATCAGCTTGGACTCGTCGGGCAGACGCAGGTTCTTGGCGATCTTCTCCTCGGCCTCCTTCCACACCTCGTACTGGGCGAGCGAGTCGGCGCCGAAGGTCTGGCCGATCCGGCCGAACCCGCCGCGCAGCATGAAGTTGAACCCTTCCTCGCCGGCGGCTCGCATGATGAACCCGACCCGCAGCAGCACGGCCGGCTTCCAGACGTTGTTGATCGCCGCGCCGTAGCGGGACTCGTCGAGCGAGCCGAGGAGGGTGGCGGCGAAGTTCGTCGTCGTGATGCGGCGCATCTCGGTCAGGTTCGGGATGACGACCTCGACAGCCTGGTCCTGGGGGAACAGACCGACCGTCATCCCTCGCCCGGTCATCTTGTCGATGAAGTCGTCGACCATCCCGCCGCCGTAGATGTGGCGGGTCTTCGACAGGAACTCGTCGGCGAGCTGCTTGCCGAGCTCGGTGGAGCGCATGCCGCCGATCGTCAGCATGTCCTCGAGGAAGTGGTTGACGGCCAGGGCGCGCTCGCCGACGTCGTGCTGGCTCATGATGTGGTCGCGCCACATGCGCCGGGTGTACTCGGGCATGCCGGTCATCTGACCGACCTCGGTCATCGCCCGGATCTCATTGGCCGAACGGGAGCCGGTCAGGGCGATCGAGCCGGACTTCGGCATCAGCTCGGAGATGCGGGTGACGAGCTCGCCCATCTGGGCGATCGGGGCAACCCGGCCGAGCTTGCGTCCTGCCTCACGGGCGATCGGGTTGGCCTCGTTGTAGAGCCAGGGCTTCTCGATCAGGCCGGACTCCATCAGGTCTCCGACCATCTCGGCGGGGATCAGCGCACCGAAGCCGTGCGGGTTCTGTTCTCCCGCATCGGTGAACTTCTTCATCAGCTGCGCATCGGTCCAGCCGGTGCCGAGCTTGTCCCGGCGCGGTGCGTACTTGATCCGCATCGTGTCCTCGCCGGCGGCCCGGGCGGCGATGTTCGCCTCTCGGCGGATGTCGGTGACGCCGTAGGTGAACGAACGCAGGTCGGAGGTGACACCCTTGGCGAACGCCTTGACGGGGTTGAGCGAGTCGAGGATGACGGCGTCGCGCACGCCGCGCACCGTGCCGGCGCCCTTCATGATCGGCTCCATCTTCACGATCTCTTTGAGCCACATGTTCATGTCGGCGATCTCGAGCGTGCCCGAGGCGAGCTTGCCTTCGTCCATCAGCTGGCGGCGGTAGTTCGACAGCGGGATGAACAGGTCCGAGGTCGGCCCGGAGATGCGCCGGATCAGGTCGAAGTTCTCACCGTTGACTGCGTCGAGCAGCTTCTGGTGCATCTTCATCACACCCTCGTGCCTGGCCTGGATGGCGATGAAGCGGTCGAAGGCGGCGGCGTTGTCGAGACCTTGGATGCCGAGGCGCTGCATCTTGATCGCCTTGGCGCCGTAGCCGAGGATCAGCGTCGGGTCGAGCGCGACCTGCCAGGCGGCGTCGATCCCACCGGAGACGAAGTTGTAGCCGAACGAGCCGTACTCGAACTGACCGAGCCGGGCGATGTCCCGGCCGAGGGAGATCTTGCCCTTCTGCAGCTCGAGCACCGCTTCTTGGAACGTCGGCTGCTCCATCAGGTCGACCATCACGCCGGCGATCATCTTGTGCTCGGCGGAGCCTGGGGTGGCCAGCTCGTCAGCCATCTTGATCGCAGCGTTCAGCTGGACGTTGACGTCCTGGCCGCCGCGCTGGCCGCCGACCTCGATCAGGAACTCGTCGATGTCGAAGCCGGACTCGGCGATCTGCAACGCCATCGTCTGCAGCTTCGGGTTGCCGAGCAGCTCCTCGGCACGGTCACGGGACCGCTGGGTGAAGGTGCGCTCACCGTCCCACGAGTCACCGAAGGACCGCATCCAGTCCTCACGGTTCGACAGCATCGCCGCTTCGGTGGCACCGGCCAGTGCGCCGGCACCGAGGATGCCGAGCGCGGCGAGCGAACCACCGGCAGTGACCGGGGTGAGGGCGATGGCGGCGGTGACACCGAGGACGGCGCCGGCTGCCGCCGTCCACTGGTCCATCGAGTCCATCGTGCGGATCGCCCGGTAGAAGTGGGCGGGCTGGTCCGAGATCCAGGTCAGCCCCTCGATGCCTGCCTCGACGGCATCACCGAGGATCGGGGTCGACATGACCGCCTTGGCCGGGCCGCCGAGGACGAACCCGATCGGCTTGACGGCGGCCGAGACGGCATCGTCGAACCAGCCGGAGTCGTCCTTCGGGGGCTGGTAGCCGAGGTCGGCCATGCCCTTCTGCTGGGTGTCGGACAGCTTGCCGTAGAGCGCGCGCTGGGTGCCGGGGCTGAGACGGCTGAACGTCGTCTGCAGCTTGTCCATCGCCATCATCCCACCCATGCCACCGGCCGTCTGGGCCAGCTGGTACGGGTCGGACGACGAGGCGGCGATCGTGCGGACGAGCTCAGGATGGGCGGCCAGGTACGGGTTGGACTGGGTGACGATCTTGACGTTCGTCGCCATGTCGATCGTCTGGACCTGACGCCGGGGCGTCTGGATGTTCTGCGGCGTGTTGGCCTGCGAGAAGTCGAGCTCGAGTTCGGTGGTGTCGAGATCGGTCATCCACGCACTCGCAGTGCGAGCCCGGCGAAGTACGGATCCTTGGTCTCCATCGACAACCGTTCGAGCAGCTCGATGGTCGGGTTGCCACGCAGCTTCGGCATGATCTCCGGGCCCGGGCCGGGACCGGACGGGAGACCTGCGGTGAGCGCCTCGTTCGGGCGGGTCGTCGGCGCTGCGAGCAGACCGGAACCGCCGGCCATCTGGCGGGCGATGTCCATCAACGCCTGCGGTGGCGCCTGCTCGACGGGCTGCTGCACCGGTTGCTCGACGGGCGCGGCGACGGGCGCGGCGGCCGCCGGTGCCGCATGGGCGTTCGGAGCCGGCATCGCCGCCGTCATGTCGGTCATCGGCTTGCCCTCGCCGTAGGTCTGCGGCGGGATGTTCGGGCGCACCTGGGCCGGGTAGCCGTTCTCGGTCTTCGCCTTACGGGGCATTGCCGCCTCCCTGTGCTGCCATGGCTTCCATCAGCTGACGCATCCCCGCTGCGCCACCGTCCGGTCCGGGCGGCGGTCCCGGGGGCGCGCCGGGCGGGAGGGCGAGCTGCTCACCTTGCTGCTGCAGCGCGCCCGGCCCGCCGGCCATGCCGGGCATCGTCTCGGGTGCAGCGATCTGGCCGAGCTCGGGCGGCGGCGCCTGCTGCGCTTGCAGCTCCTTCATCTTCTTGTCGACGTTGGTCATCGCCTTGAAGATGTCGTGGCCCTTGCGGATCTCCTCGACGAGCATCGTCGCTGCCGGCAGCGGGATCTGGCCCTGGGTCATCTGCTGCATGACGGTGGCGAACATCGCCTCCTCGAACTGCTCGACCTGGACGAGCTCGGCTTCTTCTTCCGGGTCCTCGATCCACGGGTGCTTGGTGCGCGACGTCTCGAGCGACATCATCTTGGAGCCGTACAGCGAACCGAGGATCTGCGTCAGCTGGATGACGTCGGCGCCCGGGATCGGGTAGGACACCACGTTCTCCAACGTCTCGACGTGGATCGCCGGGGTGAACTCGACGAGCCCCTTGTCGGTCGGCCAGCCCGAGTAGAGCGAGAACTGCTTGTTCGGCCAGTAGCCCTTGTAGGTCGCCAGGATCGCCGAGTTGATGTGGCTCATCCATGCTTCGTCGGTTTCGTGCAGCTCTTGGATGCGGGGGTCGAGCGAGACCCCGGTGAGAGCATCGATGCCACGGCCGGTACGCAGGGCTCCGTATGTCTCGCCACCGACCTGAGGGGGCAGACCGGTCGAGATGCGGAAGTTGCGCTCGAGGCGGTCGACGGACTGCGAGGTGCGAACATCGGGAGTGGAGCGCAGCAGACCGAGGGACTCGGTGTCCATGAGCAGGTTGGGTTCGCCTTCACGGCCGTCCTTCCAGGGTCCGTTGACGAGCGTCGGCATGCCGCCGTCGCGCCGGCCGATGATGTACATGTCGGGGAAGATCGCCTTCTCCTGGGCGAGGATGTCGAGGGCGACCAACTTGGCCTGCAGGTCGACGTTGCCGATCATCGATGCCAGCCGGGAGGCGACGGCGCCGAGCGCGACGGAGCGGGGGCAGATCCCGGGGACGAGGCCGGCACGGTTCGGTGTCGACGGGCCGAGCTGGATCTGTGCGGCGCCACGCCACCGGTGGTCGACGTTGCGGCCGCCCTTGTGGACCGGGCCCATCAGCCCGAACATGACCTGGTCCTCGTCGATCCACTCGAACACCTCCCACAGCTCGGCGGTGTTCTGATCGGAGATCGGGCCGCCCTGCTCGCCGCGCACTTCGGGGAAGATCTTGCGGAGCTTCTGGCCGGAATGGGTGTTGATGTAGGCGATGTAGCCGGGCGGGCAGAGCTCCTCGGCGGACTGCGGTTCGACGAACGTGCCGAGCGGGTCACGGACCTCGAGGCGAGGCATCTCGTAGCCCTTCTTGAACGAGGGCAGCACGACGAGCGATGCGGTGTTGTAGGCGGCGAGCTGGCGCAGGTAGCGGCGGCGCCCGAGTCCCCACTTCGACTGGTGGTAGACGGCCGAGATCATCTTGCGCCGGGTCGTGGCGTAGCCGACCGAGCGCTGGCCGGTTGCCTTGTTCGGCTCCAACGCCGGCGAGACGACGCGCGGCCGCACCGAGGCGGCGCGCTGGGCCATCGAGTCGACCGCTTCACCGATCAGCGCCGGGGTCAACGGTGGCAGGGTCGGTTCGTTGACCACGGACGGCATCGGGATCACCCAGTCGCCTTCGTAGCGGTTGAGGACCTCACGCATCTTGGAGTTCATCACCGACTGCGACTTCTGCATGTCCTCGATCAGGGCGACAACGGAGTGGAAATCACGAGGCACGGCGTGCTCCTGGGGGAAGGATCAGTCCAGAACCGATCGAGGGGTACGGCAGACCTTGCCGCTTGAACATTGCCGGCCCACGCTCCAACGCCCGGCTCTTGTACCGCTCTCGCCACAAGATCCAGATGAACCATAGGGCCATCACCCGGTCCATGCGGAACTTCGAGCCTCGCTGGCCGGGCTTCCACGCCTTCAACTGACGGACGAGCTCACCGATCTCGTAGCGGGTCCGGGTGTCGGGCGCCCATGGCAGCACGATCTCGCCCTTAATGAACGAGCTGACCATGCTCGGGATGCCGATGTCCTCGTCGTACTTGTTGTTGCCCGTCAGGTGCGGCCGCTTGGAGAAGCCCCACTTGACCTCGAGCTCCTTGAAGCGTTCGTCGTTGGCGAGACCCTTCTGGAAGTTCATCGTCTCGACGACGACATCAGTGATGTGGCCGGTGTAGGCGAAGCGGCGCAGCACCGTTTCGAGCTCGGCCATGATCTCCTCGTTCTGCGAGAGACCGTCGACCTCTTTGATGTCTCGGATGATGAGCTTGTTGTCCGGTGTCACCTCGGCGGCCATCACACAGTTGAACGCTCCGAGGGCAGGGTCGAGGCCGGCGTAGCCGATCGCCCCTTCGGTCGGGTTGTGGTCGAGGGAGATCAGCGAGTTCTTGCACTTGTCGAGCACGGCGTCACCGAACGTGCGGTTCTTCGCCCCGGCCGAAGGGTTCTGCATGTAGTTGCGCGACCACGCCTCCTCACCGACCTTGCGGCGCATCCGGTCCAACTGGTCGAGGTTGTACCGCTCCGGCCACAGCGCGACCTGCTCGCCGGTGATCGCATCGGTGCGGATCGCAGCGAACTTCTTGACGGTGAGGATCCCCTCGAGCTCCTCGTCGTCGGCGAGGCGGGCCCAGATGTCGTCCTCACCGACACGGGTGCCGGCGCCGGTGATGATGCCGTGCTCGCCAGGGCGTGACAGCAGGTCCTGGCGGACGTACTCCTCGATCTCGTCGGTCTGGTTCTTCGTCTTCGTCGACTGCAGGTCGTCCATGTGGAGGTGATCGCAACGGGTCGAGACCACCGACGACTTGTAGCCGACCGCCTGCATCGAATAGTCACGTTCGTCGGAGTGGCCCTTCTTGAACACGTTGAAGTAGTCGGCGCCCCACGGCTGCGAATAGGCCTCGTCACGGGTCACGCCGGTCGGCGGCTTGAACGGGCCGAAGTCACGGACGTAGCGCGGCGTCGGGCCCTCCGGTTCCATGCGCAGCTTGACCCGGCCGAGGATCTTGCGCGAGATCTTCAACGCCTCCGAGGCAACGGTGATCCGGTACGTCGGGTCGGTGCCCAACTTCTCGCTGGCGTAGTTCTCGAACGTCGTCGTCTTGCCGTGCTCCGGCGGCCAGAGCGACAGCAAGATGTTGCCGAGCGGGAGCTGCTCCAAGGCGTTGATGAACTCGAGCTGGTGACGGGCGTAGCCCATCCCGAAGTAGCGCTTGGCGAAGCTGGCATGGCTGCCGTCCCACTTCGTCATCACCGCCGCCATCCCGGCCCGGGCGATGTCGACACTGGCCGCCCACGCCGGCTGCTTCTGACGTTGCTTCAGGTACGAGTCGTACTTCCAACCGACCGCCGTGCACGCCTCCTTGACCGGCATCCCGTTCTGCACATGAGCGAGGAGCTGTTCACGGCGCGCCAGAGCCTCGAAGTAGAACCGGTTGCGTCCCTTCTTCTCCGAGGAGTAGACGACACGACCCTCGTCGTCGTCGTCGTCCACGCTCAGGCAGTCGTGACGGTGTACGTCACCGAGTTCGACTCGGTGGCGAACGCCACGTTGCGAACCGTGACCTCACTGGCGCCGTCGACGATCGGTGTCCCCGTGACGGTGAGCTCGCTGGCCGACACGTACACGGTCGGCAACGGCGCCTGGTCCGCCTCGACGACGGCATCAGGGGCGAAGTTGTGACCGTGGACATGGATCGTCACCTCGACACCGACCACCGACGTGTCCGGCACCAGGCTGTCGATGTGCGGATCGAGTGTCGGCTCACTGCCATCAGGTTCGGCGTCGGACGGATGCGGCTGGAAATCCGCCCAATCCTTGTACAGCGGCAGGATCGACGGCATCGGGCCCGGGCCGACCAGCCCGTCCTCACCGGCCACCATCACCTCGACACGACCCGACGTCGGGTTGGCCAACACCGGATGATCCTCGGAACGCTTCGACTTGCTCTTGGTGCTCATGGCGAAATCATGCCATGGAGGGTCAATCGTCGGACGGATACGACAACGGGATCCCACAATCGCTGCGCGCGATCAACTCCAACTTGGCCAGCTCGAGCAACCCGATCACCATCGACACCGGCATCTCATCAGTGCGGTTGTACGTCTTCCAGTTCAACTGACCCTCCGGGGTCATCCAACTGAGGATCGTCACGAACTGCACCATCGCCGCACCCTCAGGGACCAACGATGCGATGAACGCCTGATCGACCGCATCCAACGGTTCCGTCTCGTGGTCGTGATCGCTCACGCCGACCCCTGCGACGGATGCCGAAGGAACGACTCGAGCTCACAGATCGCATCCGGGCCGAGATCCCCACAATCGATCAGGACGAACGATGGCGAACGGGCGGGGACACCGATGGCGGCCGGCGCACCCCGCCCGCCCGGTAGCGCAACGAGACCCGGCTTCGGAATCAGCATCGGGGCATCGCTGTAGGCCATCCCACATGATACTTCACCTGGTTCGTCGAGGCCGAGATGGTTCGCCTAGAATGGCAGACGGCGCCCCTTGTGGCCCGATGTGTTCAGCATCGGAAGGAGCGCCGTCTCAGAATCCGCTCTCTCATCGTAGAGGGCGCAACCCACCAGGAGCGAACCCGATGAGAACCCACGGTCGCAGACCCAAAGATTCGGCCCGAGATCGCTGGCAATGCGCCAGCTGCCTCAAGGTCAAGTCCGGCCGATCCGTCCACATCAACGGCATCGACTACTGCCGTCCCTGCTCAACCACGATCACACCCGTGACCCCCACCGCGCGCCAAACTGGACTCCATGGCATCTGCGCAACATGCGGCATCACCGTCGACGGCACCGGCGTGAAATCCAAGCTCGGCAAAACCGTCCACGGCGGAGGCTGCCCACGCAAAGCCCGCTCCCGAGGCCGACCCAGGTAACACCTCGAGGCCCAGGAGCACCGCAGAGACAAGCGCCGCCGCTCCGGTGGACACCAACAGCCACCGACGCCGAGTGAATCCAGCAACCAGCCCTTGCCGCAGGCCCCGAGGATTTCTGATTGCACGACACTCGAAAAAAGCGCCCCGCACCTAAGGGCCTGCCCATGTCCAAACTCAGCACCAACGAGCTCGGCTCACGCACCTCAGTTCGGTTCGGAGAGAGTGTGAGCGAACCACACACGCAGCAGGTACGCACTACTGTTGACCAGGGAGTATGTGAACCATCCGTGCTCCACCAAGGACGCCAGGACGGTTATATATGGAGCCCCGGTCCTGGCACATCCCCCCCGCATCCCTGCTGAACCCCGCAGGTCTGCGCCGGGGAAGCCAGGAGGGCTGCCCCGGTGGTCTGGCCCCGACGCCAGGATCTCCCACCGGGTCCGGTCCCCTCATCTCACTGCCATCGCTAGCGAGAAGGCCCGAGTCCCTCCCCCATCGAACCTCGGTGCTGCCAGACTGACGGTCGAATCTCCCCGATCCAAGAGCCAGGCGGTTCGGTACTGCTGGCCTGGTGTTGCTCCCTCCACCCTGCAGGTGAGCGGTCGACCGTGGGACTGTGGCTCCCTGCCCTGCCGACCGCACCGCTGCGGCAGCCGGGTGGTGACGGTCGTGCGAACACACCACGGGTGCCGGGCTGACCGACCGCCTGCGGCGAGGGTCGCACGCGTGGTGTGCCGGCGTCGGTGGGGCGAACCCACGACCCGCCTGCCGGACGCCTGCGTGTGCAGGTATCCATCCCCATGTTCACCGCACTGATCTTGCGGGGGTTGGTGGTGCCCGGCTTCGTTGGGTGGCTCCCGCCACGAACTGGTGGCGTGCAGGTCTACCCCGTTCAAGATCAAGATGCGCCTGGCGGCGGGCGTCCACCTGGCGGTGAGCACCTCCTCTCCCTGCGTCGGGTCGGAGCACGGGTCCCCGGTCACAATTGACAGCGTGGGGAATCGGGACGGCCCAAGGACATCCGTTCGGTGGTCGCTTGGCGGAGTGTGGGTGTTCGGTGGCACGGCGTTGGGCTCGCGCGCACGGATGCCCAAAGGACCGGCCCGACCTCCCGAGCTGTCGGTTCCCTGGTTTTATCCCCCCCACAGTGACCGCCGCCTTGTACCACATGGGTCAAGGGGCGAAACAATCTGGCACCCAGACGCCTGACACCCTGCCCACCCCGCTCTCAGTGGGCGAGTCACGCAGCGGGTGGTCGGCTATCCCTGTGCTCGAGTCGCGCGCAGCGGGGCGGACAGTGTGACATGCGTGTCTCGATGAGGCAGCCAGATTCTTTCGGACCTGCCAATGGGGAACCCCAAGGCGCTGCATCCGACAGAGAGCAAACCCCGCTCTCTGTCGGGCACCGCCTATCCCCATCCCGGCACCCCTTGACCTACGGGGGCAACCGATGCCTGGACATGGCGGACGGAAGGGCTGTCCGCCATCTCCCGGCGCCCCCGTTCATGCGGTTCATGGGGCGGTAACTGTGGGTGAGAGTCGCCCCGGTCCGAGTAAGGGATGGTCGGTTATGAGCAAGCAAGAAGCAACTCCGGTTCGGAAGGTAGCGCAGCGTGTGCTGGTCTGCGGATCCCGCACCTTCGGAGATGTGCGGCTGGTGGAGTCGGAGGTGTTGTCCTTGGTGGAACGTGGCATCGTTTCACCGAACGCGACCATCGTGCATGGTGGTGCGAAGGGCGCTGACACGTGTGCCGGGATGGTGGGGTTTGTGCTCGGCTTCGAGGTCGAGGTGCACCCGGCCGATTGGTCCGGCAAGGGTAAGAGCGCTGGTTACATCAGGAACCAGGAGATGTTGGAGTCCGGCCTCGACTACTGCATCGCGTTCATTGACAAGCCGCTTGCGGAGAGTCGAGGCACTGCCGACATGGTTCGGAGGTGCACTGCGCATGGTGTCCCAGGTGTGATCGTGCATGCTCGGAAGCCGAAGTCCGAGGCGCGCCGGTCAGCTCCCGAGGCGAGGGTGGTGTCCAAGAAGGATGCGCACGATGTGTACATCGGTCGGCCGTCGAAGTGGGGGAACCCGTTTCACATCGGAGTCGACGGCACTCGGGACGAGGTGATTGCCAAGTTCGAGTCGTATCTGCTGGCACGCCCTGACCTGATCGCTGATGCGCAGGTCGAGTTGAAGGGCAAGAGGCTCGGCTGCTACTGCGCTCCGCATCGGTGCCACGGGGACGTGCTCGCCTTCATTGCCAACGGCGGAACCCTCGTCCCTGCCTACACCTACAACGAGGAGGTTGCAGTCTGATGCTGTCGATCTGGACGCTGCAGAAGTTGAGGCACGGGCGTTGCCTCCAGCTGGACGATGCCCTGTTCTATCTCCAGGTTGCCGAGGACAACGGCTACCACTACAGCGAGGACGGTCGAGGTGAGATCCGGTACTCGCAGGCGCAAGCAGCTCGTGCCCGGCGTTCGATCCGACGCATCGACGCTGCGATCGAACGGCGTTCTCGCCCGGTCGACGAGGCCAGGTATCAGGTGCGTCCGAATCGCACCGACTACCACCCGCAGCGGTACCCGTGGATGGTGGTCGACCTTGCCGATGGTGCATGCGAGTACTTCCACTCGCATCTTCGGGCGGCGGTCGAATGTGCTGCCGAGTTCAACGAGGTGTCGGCATGAGCGATTCGGAGATCGGGTTCGTCATCTTTCTTCTTCTCTTTTCCTTGGTTGTGGAGGTCCTGTCATGAAGCCACGTCATGTCAACGAAGTGCTCACCGATCCGGCTGTGTTGGCCGGTCTGTGTCCCGATGTCATCATCGATCCCGAGTCGGTGGTGGAGAGGATGGTGTCTCACCTGAATCTCGATCCTGATGGCGACGAGCTGCCCGCACTGCCTGCCACCGTGCCGACCAAGCGCATCGTGTACGTCACGAAGTGGTTGCACGGCAGGCAGATCCAGATGCCTCGTCTCGTCATCGTCTCAAGCAATGCTCGGCGCAATCCCGCTGCCGATGTCTACCCGGAGGTAACACCGTCATGACCACGTCCATCCCCACGTTCACCGTCCTGCATGACCCCAAGCAGCAGGCCGGGCACCGCTTCCTCGTCTTGAATGCCGAGGAGGACATCGTCTTGCGTTGCAGCACGCGCAAGGCGGCCGAGTTCGCAGCCTCGATCACGCTGCCCGACATCCAGTCCCAAACCAACAGCCCCACACAGGAGAACAGCATCATGTCCAGCACAACCGAGTCCACCTACACCGAGGGAGTCGATCCCGTCACCGAGTCGTTGCTCGCCGACCCCGCTGCTCACGCGCAACGGTTGATCGACGACGCAGCCGAGTCGAGCATGCTCCCCGAAGGTCTCCCCGATGAACTGGCCGCCGACTACCGGCTGCAGTGCGAGGTGATCGACACGATCGAGGCTCGCAAGATCCCGATGCAGGTGCCGATGTTCCTCAACGGTGTCGACGAGGACGGCCTGCCCACCGTGTTCGGCGAGGGTTGCATCGCAGCCTCGGCGAACGTGATGATCGGCAACGAGAAGGTCGCCGTCTCCAGCTTGGTGAACAAGCTCTCCGCTCAGGATCTCGTCAAGGCAGCATGCGCTCCGTTCGCATCCCACCTGCTCAAGAGGTTCAAGTTGGAGACCGGCACGGTCAAGGCGGCGAACACGTACATCAACATCCCCAAGGTGGAGACCACGATCGACGGTGACCGGGCCGAGGTGTGGCAGAACGCAGTGATCGGCCTGCACTACGACGGGTACGACGTGCCCGGTGTGTTGCTGTTCGTCGTCCGCCTGCACGAGAACTCGCCGAAGCGGGAGGAGGGGTACGAGGGGTTCATGGCTGTGCTCTACGATCCCGACACCTTCGCTGGTGACGGCGGTACCAAGGTGGCGGATTGGGGCTGGTCGGATCCGTCCTGCTGGCAGCGGGGTGGGATCAGCATGTACCTCGATGCCGAGCAGATGGATCAGCGCCTGCGCATGTTCGGTCGCTACCTGCAGGCACGTCGCCTCACCCGCAGCTACGACAAGATCGCCCGTCTCGCAGTCGAGGCGGGTCGTCGTCAGCCCGAGCATGAGGAGGAGCAGGACTTCGTCGTCACTCGCACCCCGATGCGCAAGTCCAAGGCTGCGGCTGCCGATCCGTTCTGATCGGTCGTGAGGAGGGAGGCCCGGTGCTTCGGCACCGGGCCTCCCCCTTTTTGGCGCGCATCTCTTGCTCACGTCCACCGATGATCGGACGGTGGCCCGACCCAAACACTGCTGCGCAACCGAGCGCAGCTGGCTCCGCCCTGCCGGACCTGCGCACCGTGGTGTGCGGTGTCCCTTCCTCCTGCTACCCCACTGCCAGGCTCGCAGCCGGCGGCGCATCCCTCGAGGTGCGCGCCGGCTGTGTGTCCGGGGATTGCGTCGTTCATCCCCCGGCCTATGGCCTGTTGCGCCAGTCCACTGAACAGAAAGAAATCCATCATGTTGAAGCTCCTCGTTGTGGTGATGACACCTGTGCTGTCCACCTGTGTGCCGGCACCGGAAGTTGCATCAGTCCCGTCATCGCGCGTCCCGATCCCTGTGCATTGGGTGGTGGACGAGCTCGACCCTGCTCCGTTCGATGCGCAGCATGGTGATCGTGTCGATGTCCAGTTGCGTGATCCGTATGCACGGTGCGCATGGATGGGCGGCACGTTGAACATCGTCAACCTCGTCTGCGAAGACGTCGACTTCTGAAAGGCCAGCCCATGAATCTGATCCCGACCAAGATCTCCGCCGTGTTCGGTGATCCCGAACGCCCGAACATGCAGACCACCATCTACCGCGTCGATGTGCATGGTGTCGACACCTTCCCAGCGCGGATGGGTGTGACGATCACCAACCGCTTCGTCGTCCGTCATGCGAGCGGTTCCAACACCTTCCACACCACGTTCGAGGACGCGGTGATGGCCGTGATGTCATCCCTCGGCCATCCGCTTGCCTCGCCGGTCACCTATTGCCCACATGGCATCGACACACACAGTCCGTGCGAGCTCTGCTACGAGGCCAGCAAGCTCGACATCGCCGACGCGATGCACAACGTGCGCACCGAGGTCAACGACACGATCGGCGACACCCCCGACTGGACGAACTGATGCGTCGTCTCGCCACATCCCGCATTGCCCACCCCACACAGGAGAACATCACCGTCATGCCCACCAACGAGGAGCTCGTCGAGCTCAACACCACCCAGATGCACCGCATCGAGCAGCTGATGGACGAGCTCGACGCAGCACGCCGCACCCTGGTCAGTGCGGGCACCGAGACAGGCACGATCATCCTCGATCTCGAGCGGGCCAAGGAGCAGATCGAAGCCGGCGCGCTGCTGCTTCGTGAACAGCAGGAACGCAACAACCGCCAGATGTTGATGATCCAGTCGCGCGATGAGGCGCTCGTCAATCGTGAGCTCACCATCGAGGCGGACCAGGCGTTGATCCGTGCCCTGCAGGAGCAGCTCGAGGAGGAGAAGCGTGAGCACCACGCCTCACGTCAGGCCCACAGCAAGGACATCGACATCATCGGTCAGACCATGCTCGATGCAGCGGAGCGCTACTCGATGTGTGAGCAGTACGACGCTGTCGTCGCGCAGCTGATCGGCATGCCCGATGGCACCAAGCTGCACCGTCTGCCGGAGCGCACCAAGAAGTGCCGGTTCACGACACGGTTCACGATCGACATCGACTGCTTCGCCGAGCACACCCGTGCCAGCTTCGACCAGGCCGAGGAGGACGACGAGTACAAGATCACGGTCGACCAGCTGCGCAGCATGCTGTCGATCGCCACGTCCGAGGACTTCGAGCGCAAGATCGACGTCATCGAGCAGCTCTCCACGTCCACCTCGTGGGACGTGAGCTGAGATCATTGATCCCCAACAGAAGGAACATCCAGTGACCACCGAAGAAGCCAGCCCCACCGTCGATGTCGTGGCCGAGACCATCGCGCTGCGCACACCCGACGCACACAAGACCGCCAACCTGAAGCGCGCCCTCGTCCAGCTGTTGCTGGCGTGCGACACGACACCTGATCTGCTGTCGGATCTGATCCCGGGCACCGACTACGAGGTCCAGGGGTACTACAACATGGTGCCGCAGCCGACCCGTCCGAGCTACAACATGCAGCTCGACAACTGGGTGGCTGAGTCGGAGCTGCCGATCTTCGTGCGCCGGCTGAAGGATCTCGCGCACCGCCTCGGTTGCATGCCGGGTGCGGTCAAGAAGTTCGCCGACGATTCGTACTACGGCGTCGAGCTGTACCTCGAGGGTGCGGTGCGGATCCGTGTCTTCACCGGCCGCAGCCAGGTGTGCACGCAGGTCGCCACCGGTGAGGTGCGCACGTTCACCCGCAAGAAGATCGTCACGCCGGCGGTCACGATCGACGAGATCGTGTCGGAGGACGTGATGGAGTGGGTGTGCCCCGACACCATCCTCGAGGTGGACTGATGGACGGCTGGGCCCTCGTCGGCTTGCTCTGCTTCATCGCCATCTTCGTCGGCCTCATCACGAGGTGACATGGTCGCATCCCACTTCACCTATCCCCGCCCTGTCGTCGACGACATTGCCAAGGTCATCGCCTCTGTGCGTACCACCTCGGTGTGGCTCGACGCACAGCGCATCACCCTCGACTCCCTCATCGACGGCATCTGTCGAGATCTCGAGGACAACCACGAAGGGTTCAATGCCGAACGCTTCCGAGACAAGGCCGGCTACTGGATCGGCCGGCTCCAACCCCACCCCAACCAGGAGGACAGTCATCATGGCTGACAACAGCATCACCATCTGCGGGAATCTCACCCGTGACCCGGAGCTCCGCTTCACCCAAGGAGGCAAGGCAGTCGCCAACTTCTCCGTCGCCCACAACCGTCGCTTCATGAAGGACAACGAGTGGGTCGACGGACCGACGACGTACTTCGAGTGCGTCGCCTGGGAGAAGCTCGGTGAGAACCTGACCGCCTCGCTCACCAAGGGCATGCGTGTCATCGTCACCGGCACCATGGAATCCCGTGACTGGGAGGACAAGGAAGGCAACGCGCGCAAGGCGTGGGAGATCAAGGTCGACGACGTCGGCTGCTCGTTCAAGTTCGCCACCGCTTCGGTCGAGCGCACGGTGCGCACCGGTGGCGAGCGCCCGCCCGTGCAGGAGGGGCGCAACGTCCCCGCCGGCGTGTATCAGGATGGCGAGGAGCCGTTCTGAGATTCACACAGGAGTTGTGGGATGCACTCACGGCACCTGGCAACCATCCGCTCGAGCTCGTCGACACTGGTGTCACCGCCATGCTCGACGAGCCCGACGGACGGGTGATCGCCTACTTCGTGGTGCTCCGTCTCCGTCACCGTGAAACCGGCGACGAGTTCGACATCATGCTGCGCGCCGAGCACGACGTGTTCCACGCCATGCTCACCAGGCTGCGCGAGTTCCCGCCCTACTGAGGGCTCATCGCATGACCAATCACCTGTTGCGCTGCTCGGGATGCGGCTCCGGCGCGCAGCTGTCCTCGTCGGTCGAGCTGCTCACCGACCACACCACTCACGCCTGGCACCTGTGCGCTGCATGCACAGGCGTCACGATCCTGTTCCTGTCCAGTCTCCGAGGTACCACTGCCATGCCCCACTTCCTGCCCATCCCGCTCGACATCGAGGAAGACGAAGCCGAGCATCATCCGTCCTGCACCTGCATCGAGTGCGTCGATCTGACCGATGCCGCCGACGAGCTCCGCTTCGAGATGAGGCGCGACGAGCGTGCGTCGTGACCGACCTCGACGTGCACCCTGCCAAGCGTGGCCCTGCCCCGCAGACCCGGCTGCCGATCGACGCGCTGTTCGACTACCTCGACGTGCGTCGCACCTGGCATCTCCACGCCACTGACGGTGACATCACCCCTGTCGAGCACGGCGAAGGCACGATGACCGGCGCGCTCGGCCGGCCCGGTGTGTTCGAGCGGATCACCGGCATCAACCGTGGCCAGTACCACCGCTTCATCCGTGAGGGTGGGGTCACGGTGAGCATGGCCGATCACATCGCTGATGCGATCGGTCGTCATCCCACCGCTGTGTGGGGGATGGAGTATTGGACGGTGGTGCTCAACACCATCGACGAGGAGGACTGATGCCAATCGATCCTGACCAGATCCTCGATCAGCAGGTCGACGACTACATCGACGCAGCTTCCGAAGACGAGGAGGACAACGAGTTCCATCCGTTCTCGTGCGGCTGTGAGCTGTGCGATCCGTACCCGGGACCGGACTGATGGCCAAGACCCACGTCCGCTGCCGCAACTGCGGACTCAAGCCGATCGATCACCTCAACGCCATGTGCACCACGCCCGAGTACCGGCGAATCCCCGATGCGATCGTGCACCCATCGGAGATGGCGGCCAGCGTCACCGACATCGCACCCCACCATTGGAAGGAGCTGTACGCATGAGCACACCACAGATGGACAAGGTCGTCGCCTCCATCGTCGAGGCGATCGAGGCCGGCGCCAAGGGTGGCGAGTGGGTGATGCCGTGGACGTTCAAGGGTGGCAGCGTGCTGCCGCACAACGCCACGACCGGCGCGCAGTACCACGGTGCGAACGTCGTCATCCTCTGGTTCACCGCGCTGCAGCAGGGCTGGCCGTCGTCGAGGTGGGCGACGTTCAAGCAGTGGCAGTCGGTCGGTGCGCAGGTGCGCAAGGGATCGAAGGGCACCGATGCGTTCATCTGGAAGTCATTGCCGTCCGACAACGACGATCCTGATGCGCCGCGCCGTGGCTTCTACCGTGGCTTCTACCTGTTCAACGCAGCCCAGGTCGACAACGATCCCTACTCCGAACCCGAGCTCGACCTCGACGTCGATCTCCACGACCTCGAGCTGGTGCCGGCGCAGCGTGCCGTTGGCCGCCCGTCGTACAACGTGACGATGGACGTGGTCAACATGCCACCGCGCTCGACGTTCGCCACCGAGGACGACTACCTGGCCACGCTGGCGCACGAGCTCGGTCACTGGACGGGGCACAGCACACGGCTGAACCGTGAGTACGGCAAGCGGTTCGGTGACCAGCAGTACGCAGCCGAGGAGCTCGTCGCCGAGCTGTCCGCTGCGTTCACCTGTGCCGAGCTCGGCATCTCGACGGTGCCACGCCTCGACCATGCGCAGTACCTCGAGCACTGGATCTCGATGCTCAAGGCCGACGCTTCGATCCTGTTCACCGTGGCATCGAAGGCGCAGGCCGCCACCGACTACCTCATGAAGTACACCCAGCCCCACGCACAGGAAGCGATCGCATGACCGACCTCGCCCGCCCCGCCATCGGCATCAACACCTACGTCGAACCCTCATCGCTCGACCAGTACGGCCTCGTCATGGCCGCACAGCGCAAGGCGCTCGCCATCCTCAGTGATGGGCGTGACTGCCGGCTGCTGTTCTGGGGGACGCGCGAGCCCGCTACCAGGGCGAAGATCCTGCTCGGTGGCCGGCACTACATGATCGACCAGGCCGACATCATCCTCATCGCCCTCGATGGGCAAGGCCCGGACGACCCGTTCTGATGGGTGAGTTCTGCAACTTCCGCTGGATCGGACAGGAGGCGCGTGGTCCGAACATGCGGGTCAAGCACACCTGTCGCAAGGACAAGGGCCATGAAGGACTGCACATCTGCGTGGCGTGCGGTGTGATCTACCTCAGGCTGCGGTCAAAGGACGAGCAGGCCGAGCGCGAGCAGCATCAACCCCGCTGCGATGAGCGCGGCGTCGATGGCGATCGGCTTGACCTGCACTCGAATGACGAAGGCGATGCCGAAGACGATGACGGCGATGAGGAAGAAGATGTCGGCGAGGTTGAACTTGCCGGACCAGATCCCATCGTCGGCGGCTAGCAGTGTGGACAGCATGACTCCACTGTTCCACGTCCGGTACCAGCACACACGGATCCACTACGATCACAACAGCGATTGAGCTATCGGCTCAGGAGGATGGCGCCAGTGCCTATCAAGAAGCAGCATGAGGGTTTGCCCCTCGCATCCCGTGCCGAAGGCACACCACCCAGCAAGCACCCGATCCTGGTGCACCGCATTGCGGAGGCATGGTTCGAGCGGTACGTCGCAGAGGGTGGCCTCGACTACCAGGCTGCGATCCCCGAGCTGCCGTACCGTGCGTCGTTGGCCGGCTCGAGGTGTGACCGGCAGATGTTGTGGCGGATGATCGGCCATGAACCGTCGAACCCGAACACCATCGCTGACCACTGGCGCATGTACGTCGGCAACATCGTCGGCGGCGCGCTCGGTGAGGAGATGAAGAACCCGGGCGCCCAGTACGAGGACGTCGACGTGATGTGGGACGCCGAAGTCAACGTCGATCTGCGCACGATCGGCATCCAAGGCTCAGCTCACGCCGACCTGGTGCGCTACCGCTACACCGGCGATGACGTTGGCAACGCCACCATCGACTGGCTCACCCGGTATCTGTGGGTTCCTGATCTGGTGGTGGAGCTCAAGACTGCGGGCGGGTTCGCCTTCAAGCGTCAGTCCACCTCGTTCAGTGGCCCGCCGTCCGGTCCGAAGTACGGCCACATCGTGCAGGGTGCGCTCGCTGCAGCTGCACTCGGCGCGCCGAAGCTGATGGTGGCGTACCTCGCGCTCGACATGCTCTCGGTCGGTGAGGCCAAGAAGCAGCACGTCGATGACATCGGTCGCTTCGGTGCCGAGTGGCACTACATGACCGAGGACATCGAACTCGCTGTCGAACATGAGCGGCTGCGCATCAAGCGCCTGCTCCACCAACGTGACCACGACATCCTTCCGACCCGCACCCTCGACGACCCGACCGAGTACCCCGCTGGTGCTGTCGTCGTCCGCTTCCCCGGCGGAGCGAAGGCGCAGTGGCAGGTGCAGGTCGATGACTCGATCGTCGATGCGGGCACGACGTGGATGTGCGACTACTGCGAGTTCAACAAGGACTGCAAGGAGGCCGGCGACGGCACCGTGGTCAGCTTCGACGAGGACCTGTTCTGATGCAACCATCAACCGTTATCCATCTGGCACACCACATCTCCACCGACCGAGTGATGTGCGGTGGGTTCATCGGCCAGCACATCGTGACCACCAACGTCGACGAGGTGACCTGCAAGCTGTGCAAGA